AGTCTTCGAAACCCCCCGCATAGAAGAAATCCTTATTGGAATTTTTGGAGAGTTATATTAGCAGGTTGGGTTATCCGATATCCCCGCCCCTTTTTTGTTGGATTAGGGTTTTGTATCGCTGTGATATATAAGACGGTAGTGCATTAATTTTCACTACAAAAATTTCCGGAGATATTTTTAACCCCCCAATGGAAAAAATATATCACATCTATGCAAAGGATAGATGTTTATTTCATTCGATTAAAGAGGAAGAATTCCAGGCAACATGGAATACACTGAATAATATGGTTGGATTAATGAGAACTGATTATACAACTGATGATTTGTCTTATGAGGAATTGGTACTAAGCAAAGAAATTGCATTAAATTCTTCTCATTAATATTAAGTTGACAAAATCTAAATAGACTGATAAAATTGATCTGAAGGTTACTTAAACTTATGGCAAAAGGATTTACGGTTAAGGCAGCATCACCAACTCCCAAAGAAGAGTGGGATTATGATGCAATCAAAGCAAGAATGAAAGGGAAATCGATTGTCTTCTGTCTTCCAGGCAGAGGGTGTTCGTTTATCTTTCTGAAAGCATTTGTACAACTTTGTTTTGATCTTGTACAAAATGGAATGAGTATTCAGATCTCACAAGATTACTCATCGATGGTTAATTTTGCACGTTGTAAGGTACTGGGTGCAAATGTACTTCGTGGTCCTAAGCAAATTCCTTGGGATGGTAAACTGCAATATGATTACCAACTTTGGATTGACTCGGATATTGTCTTTGACTCTTTGAAGTTCTGGCAGCTCTGTGATATGGCACTGAATGAAGAAGGAGAAGAGAAGGAAATTGTTGCAGGTTGGTATGCAACAGAAGATGGTCACACAACCTCTGTCGCACACTGGTTAGAGGAAGAAGACTTCCGTAAGAATGGTGGAGTAATGAATCACGAAACCGTTGATTCAATTTCAAAGCGTAGAAAGCCTTTCACAGTGGATTACACTGGATTTGGTTGGGTACTGATTAAGCACGGTGTCTTTGAGCGTTTGGAGTATCCTTGGTTTGCTCCAAAGATGCAAGTCTTTGATTCTGGCAAAGTACAGGATATGTGCGGTGAGGATGTTTCATTCTGTCTTGATGCAAAAGCAGCAGGTATGGTTACATGGTGTGATCCTCGTATTCGTGTGGGACATGAAAAAACTCGCGTAATTTAATGGAAAAACTTTACAATCTTTTATATAAGGGGCGTAAAATTTATTCGAATCTCACTATAGAAGACTGTAGTGAGATTCTTCAAGACTTCTCAGAGCGTTTTTACTCGGGAGAAGATATCGAACCAAATGAACTTGAAATGGAGGAAATTTTAAATGGCTACTAAAGGTGGAATGAATAAGGTGGTCTTCGAAGCAGGAGCACCGAAGAAGACTCGTCAAGGACGTTCAGCACGAACACTACTCAGTGCAACCTCTCGTAATGGACGTAAGAAGCGTTATAGAGGTCAAGGTCGTTGATTCAATTAAATCCTACAATCCCAGTCGTTACTCCAAAAGGTAATGGTTGGGCATTTTTTTGTATTGATCGCTCACAAGAGCACGACCTTGAATGGGTTGTGTTTCTAGATAGTAATGGAGAATGTTGGACATTTAAAAATTCAGATATTCGAATACAAAAGAATTATACTCTTCACCGAAATAACATTCTCTAAGGCACTTGTACGACCTTGTAACGGTGTCTAAATCATTCGGGATAGGAACCCCGTAAAAAGTTCTGATTTAACAGATCGGAATTTAAAAAATGGAACAAAAAATGCTTCGGGAGATTTCAAATGATGATCTCACTCCCAAAAAACATGACTTTCAAGTTCAAAAGGAACTTCATGAAAAAATTCGTAATGATGAAGACTATGATGACTGGGAATATGGTACTGAACCAATTCCTCTAACTGAATTTTAGTGCAATAAATAAGGTAGAATTATAATACTTAATGCCACTAGAGCGAGTAAGTCAAGGTTTCAAAGATATTAGTATGACTTTTCAGAGCAATCCTCTGAACAGTGATTTAATTGCGCTCAAAAATGAAACTGCGATTTCTCGCTCGATTCGTAATATTGTTTTTACTCTTCCTGGTGAAAAGTTTTTTAATGAAAACTTTGGATCTAGGGTGAGTAGATCTCTTTTTGAGAACGTTGATGAAATTTCTGCATCAATCATTCGTGATGAAATTCGTAATTCAATCAACAATTATGAACCGAGAGTTCAATTGATTGAAGTGCAAACAAATCCTGATTATGATAATGGTTCTTTTGATGTAGTCATTAATTATAGAATTATTGGTGCAGATGTTCCTGCTCAACAATTACAATTCGTTCTGCAACCTACTAGGTAAATGCCATTAGTAAACTTTACAAATCTGGACTTTGACCAGATCAAAACAACTTTAAGAGATTACTTAAAGTCAAATTCTAATTTTACTGATTATGACTTTGAAGGATCCAATCTTTCAACGATTCTTGATGTTCTGGCATACAATACCTATATCACCTCATATAATGCCAATATGGTGGCAAATGAGGTATTCATTGATAGTGCAACACTCAGAGAGAATGTTGTTGCACTGGCAAGAAATATTGGATATATTCCGCGATCAAAGAAATCTGCAAGAGCAACGGTAAGTTTCTTTGTTGATACTACAAGTATTAATCCTGCTCCTGCATCATTAACATTAAAAAAAGGACCTATTGCAAGTACCACAGGTTCTTTTGGTAATCAATCCTTTGTCTTTTCTATCTTAGAAGATATTACTGTTCCTGTAGTTGATAATATTGCATCTTTTACTGATATTGAAATCTATGAAGGCATATTATTAAATACAAATTTTACTTATAGTTCAAGAAATCCAAATCAAAGATTTATTTTACCAAACACTGGTATCGATACTGATTTAATATCGGTCTTAGTCAAGAATAATTCTTCAGCAACTGCTTCTGTAAAATATAATCTTCAAGATAGTTTATTTGGAATTAATAGCGAATCTGAAGTTTATTTTTTACAAGAGATTGAAGATGAAAGATATGAATTAATTTTTGGTGATAATGTTTTTGGAAAAGCACTTCAAGAAGGATACTATGTTGAAGCATCATATATTGTAACTAATGGCGATAGTGGAAATGGTATCGGACAATTTAGTTTTTCTGGAAGATTAACATATACAAGAAATTCTACAGAATATGTCGTTTCCTCTGGAATTTCACTTTTAACAACTGGTTTATCTTCAATTGGTGGAGAAATCATAGAAGGAGTTGAATCAATTAAAAAATATGCACCAAGAATTTATGCATCTCAAAATAGAGCCCTGACTGCAAACGATTATGAGACTTTGATTCCTGCAAAAATTTATCCAGAAACAGAATCCATCTCTGTATTTGGTGGAGAAGAATTGATTCCTCCACAATATGGAAAGGTTTTTATCAGTATTAAACCAAGGACGGGAGATTTTTTACCAAATCTCATTAAAGAAAATATTAAAATGAAGTTGAAAAAATATGCTGTTGCTGGAATTATTCCTGAAATTTTAGATTTAAAATATCTTTATCTTGAAGTAGATTCAAAAGTTTATTACAATACAAATCTTGCTCCAAACTCTGCATATGTTTCTAGTACAATTCAATCAAATGCGAATAAGTACGCTGAATCAACAGAGTTAAATAAGTATGGCGCAAGATTTAAATACAGCAAATTTTTAAAAATTATAGACGATAGTCATGCATCTGTCACTTCAAATATTACTAAGATTCAAATGAGAAGGGATCTTAGAGTTGTTTTAAACACATTTGCAGAATACTCTATTGGATTTGGAAATCAATTCCATATTAATAGTATGGATGGGTATAATATTAAGTCTTCGGCATTTAGAGTGAGTGGAATTCAGCAAGATGTATATCTTTCAGATATTCCAGATACTAATAGGACCAGTGGATCTATATTTTTATTCACTGTACCAAATACATCATCTACAAGTGCAACAATTATAAAAAGAAGTGTTGGTAAAATTGATTATACTAAAGGTGTTATTACACTAAATCCAATCAATATTACTTCCGCAAAATCGAAAGATGGGCAATCAATCATAGAAGTTTCTGTGGCGCCACAATCAAATGATGTAATTGGATTGCAGGATTTATATTTGCAACTAGATATTAGTAATAGTATATTTGAAATGGTTGTTGATGAAATTTCATCGGGTCTTGATCCATCTGCATCAAATTATATTGTAACTTCTAGCTACACCAACGGGAACTTAGTAAGATCATAATCAAATGACAGAAACTAGAATTAAGTTTAGCAACATTGTCCAGAATCAACTTCCTGCGTATGTTAGGGAAGAATTTCCATTAGTTTCTGAATTTTTATCTCAATACTACATATCCCAAGAATTTAAAGGCGCTCCTGTTGAATTAATACAAAATATTGATCAATATGTAAAAATTGATGAGCAAACAAAACAGGTTGAAAGTGCTATTTTGTCTGCAGACGTAGCAATTACTGATGACGTAATTAATGTATCATTTAATGCTC